CTTGGGTTCATATCCACCCTTCAGTTTCGGCCTACCATATCCAACAGCACAAGTATTTTTATCATCAAAAGTTCCATCATCTTTCATGCCGCATGGATTGAGAACCTCTTTAACATCATCCTTGGCAAATTCAGTAGGCTCATCCTTTTGCTCAAGATTTTTGTCCCTAGATTCCATCTGGCCAACAACTTTCCTTGCCCAAGCATAGCCAGCATCACCACCCCATCCATTCCAGGCTTGCCAGCCCTTTCCCTGCTCATCCCAGGTTTTGCCCTTCTTATCCACTTCATGGCGATCGAAAAAGGCTTTCATTCGACGCACGGTATCTGGTGACAGCTTCACCCCATTCATCAAATCCCTAGCCCTGGCAATGCCCACAGGGGTCATTCCCTTTTGGCTGGCTGGCTTCTTTTCCCTTATATCCAAAGCCCTTTTGGCGGCTTCTCTGGCTCCTTCTGGTGGTGTAAAATCAATTCCATCATACTTGCCCAACTCAATGCCACCCATCATTCCAGCTATGAGCATCTTTACTTCATTTTTATTTAGCCCGTGAACAACGGCTGTTTCTGTGCTTAAATTATATTCTTTTAATACATTTTGTGGAACTTTTTTGCCGGACTTTACTGCGTCTCTAACAATTTCTTCATGGCTTTTTTCTTTGCTTGCAAGAGTTCCAATATAGTTGGCCATTCTTTTGGCAGATATTTCCTCTGGGTCATCCTTATACATTTTATTAAAATCATCGTCCCCACTAATAATTTTTTTAATGTCTGCCTTTTTAATCTCTCTTCCCTTTGCCCTTCTCATTTGATGGGCGGCCTCTTCATACAAAGTTCCTACCATCTTTGAGTTTGGGTTAATAAAAATTGCCGGCTTCCCTTGGAATGTTCCAGAAGCCCCATCAAAAACAAAATCTTCTCCTGTTTCAACTCTTTCACCATTTACAACAGGTGTTCTCATTACCATTACAGGAACATCTAAAACTGGCTTTAATAGCTCTCTTGTTTTTTCTCCATGAATTAAATCCCCTATGTTTCCAATAATTGTCCCATCTTTTTCATTTTCTGCATCAATAAATTTTCTAGATATTTGTGGGTGAAAAAACTCTTTTTTTGTTAGTTTCCACAACTCTGGAGATTTTGTGCTTGTTGTTGCGGCTTTGTCTGATTGCCCAATGTCACCACCACCTCCAGCCGCACAAGTATTACCAGGCCCGAAAGTTCCGTCATTCTCCCTGCCGCACCCATCGTCGGCAAGGTCTAAATTACTTTTTTTTTGAGACAAGCCTGTGGGAGTCTGTGGGGTTTTGGGTTCAACTGGAACTGCTGAACCGCCCTGGCCTTCTTCTGGGTTGTTTTGTTCTTGGTTGGCCTGTTTTTCTTTTTCTGTGGTGGGAATCATCTTGCCCTGCTGGACACCAGCCACAATGCCCTGTGCCTGTTCCCTAGAGATAGTTGGGAAGGCGGCAACAATAACAGAAATTGCACCATCCTTGGACAATGCACCAGCCGCCACAGCATTGATAACATTGATGAGAGAGGCAACTTGCGCCCCATTGAGGGATTGACCAATTAGGTCTTGCTGTCCTTCCACAGGTTGGCCTTCTTGAGTCTGCTGTTGGGCTTGTCCCTGGGGCTGGCCAGTAGGCAAAAGAATCTCTGAAACAGCCTGGGGAGGAACACCATACTCTTTGGCCAAGTCTTGAATCATCTTGGTTTCAATAGCCCTAGCCCTCAAAGCCGCCTCAACATCCATGCCTCTTTCAGAATAGATGTCTGATGCCGTCCTTAATCCCGCCTTAAACTCTGCAATGGCTGAAGCAGATTCCCGTCCAAGGTCGATAGACACATTGGCTCCAAAATTGAAAAAGCCCTTGGTGGTTGTCTTGCCACCACCAGAAATCATTCCCCTGGCAACTGCATCAGCAATGACAATGTTTTTAAGAGGCTTGAGAACCTTGTCGTCCAGAAGTTTTTGGTATCTCTTAAAGGTTCTCCCTGCCTGTTGCATTTCAAGTCTGGCTGTGGGGCCGGACATGGAGGATGGGTCAACAGCAAAGGAGTAGGGGATTCCAAGCCCCATGCAGATATTTCTCAATAGGATTTTGTGAAACTCTGCAAAAGCCCCGCTGGGTCTGCTGGGGCCGTCTGGGAAAATAATATCCTCACCTGGCTCCAGGTAGGAAACCTTGCCAGCTTCCATAGATTCCAGCTTGATTTGCTGGTTATCAAAATTTTCTTCTGTGGTTAGGGCTGTAAGGTCAGAGGCATTGTTGTTATTTCTCTTAATTACTGCACTCTGGGAACTGGCAACCTTGGCCGCTAGTTTTTCAAAATTAACAATGTCGTAAATGTCTGTGGCATCATTGATGGCTGTGTGGAAAGCAGAGATGCCTCTGTATTGATCAATGCGAAGTGGGTCAAAATAATGGAAACCCTGTGAGGCTGGGATTGTGACTTGGTAGGTGTAGAAATCCCCAATGCTCCTGTTGTAGATGTCATAGGCTGTGGGTGAGCCTGTGTCTCTATCAATGTGTATGCCACCAATTAGCTCAAGGCTGGTATAGGTTTTGTATGGGTCACCGAGTCTGTCTGCCTCAATACCTTGAAGCTTTAGGTTTCCATCCTTGTCTCTGACCAATACAAATAGGAAGTCACCATCACGAAGCATTGAGATGGTGGCCACTTGCATGAGGGTTGAGCCTGTGTGTCTGGTTGAAAGGTCACAGGAATCAAACCACTCATTCCAGTAGGCTTCAATTTCTGTATTGGCCTTGGGGCTTTCTGTCCTTGCCTGGTAGGTGATATTGGCGGCCACATGGCTGGCAAACTTCAAAAGGAGGGAACGAACCAGGCCATTGTTTTCTGCCAGGTCTCTAGCCCTCTTCATCAACTCTACACGATCATAATTACTGCGATAATCTTCAGCACCAGAAAGATTGCTCGGCCCCTTCCTCTCCCTGGTATATTTTACAGCATCGTATTCAAACTTGGTGAGGGCTTTTTTGGCCATCATCCTCTGAACCCCTGCCTGGGGATTCACAAAGGCAACAACCTTATCTAGGAAATTTTGCTTAATCTTGCTCACGGGCCAAACTTTGCATAGGTGGTTCTGATTCTAGTTCCAGCCGCATTCTCAATGGCCAAGGTAAGCTCTGCAATGATTTCACGCACCTCTGATAGGTTCGCCCTGCTAAAGGAACGACCAGCAATAGAATAGCTTGCTCCAGCCACCGCAATCGCCTCCAGGCAAGCAACATACTTGTCCCGAAGTGAGTTTAGGGTGGCAACAGGTAAGCCAACAAAATCACCCCTCGCCATGCTCAACCTCCTCTGTCAACCCTGCTGGCATGATTTTCAGCCTCTTATGCAAGGCCGCACCCACAATGCCCATGCATTCACAATCCAATAAGTGGTTGTGTTTGCCTATCTGCTTCCAAACCCTCCTGGTTCTGCCTGTCATGGGATTCTTCACCTCAACCTTGGTTTCTGATGAAATATGAACCTTCCAAACTTCTGGGGTATCTTCAGCAATGAAGCCCTCAACCTTGAGAAGGTTTGAAAGAATATCCTTGATGGCCGGGTTTGACCATCTCCAGACAGGGCAAAGCTTCCACTTCCAGCCCTCCCTAGAGCCTATATTTTTACCGCTGAAGGGGTCTCCGTTGGCAATTCTGGCATAGGGTCTTTGAACCTTCTGGTCGCCAACAATCTCTGAAAAGCTTGTTCTGTCTGAACCCACAAGGGCAATGAAACCCCATTGGCAACAATGCAAATAAACATCCCTGGTTTGATCTCCAGAATCTACAAACACAGCCCTTGGCTCAACATTGAACTCATCAGCTTTTGCCTTGATGTCTCCCCAGGTTTCAAGCCTTCCAGCCCATACAAGTCTGCTCTTGCCTTCTAAATCCCAAGCCCTCACAACACACCAAGCATGGAATCCACCAGCCTCTTGAATGTCACAAGCCATGATAGCCTTTTCACCCATTCTAACCTCACCCATTTTGTAGGCTCCTGGCACTATCTCAACCCTCTCTTGGTCATGCTCCATCCAAGGCTCTGCCAGAACCCTATTCACAAAATCTTGAAGCCCTATGATTCCGCTGTGCTTGTCTTGTAGAAACTTGACTGCAAGGCTCCCAAAAGTCACCCAGGGTGGGTATAGGCCATTGAGATGATAGCTCCTTCTGCCTGGTTCCCCCTTGGGATTGGTTGGCCTCCACTCACCTTCCCTCAACATCATTGTTTTGTGGCCATCCCTAATGGGTTTGTTGCATTCCTCACACTCATAGAAAGCAGTATTTTTAACTAGGGCATAATCATAAACTCCATCTTCAAGCTTGGCCTTTTCATCCCATTTCACCCTCTCCCAAATCAGCTTTTGTTTATGGCCACAATGTGGGCATGGCACAAAATAAAACCTCATGTCCCCCTTCTGCCATTCAGACCAAATAATAGAGTCTGCTGTGGTTGGGGTGCTGGTTGAAACCACAAGATGGTTTGGGTAAGTGGCAACTCTGGCCTCTGCCAACTGCAAGGCTCCAGCCTCTTTTGAGTTTGTGCCATCAGAAAATTTATCAACCTCATCGAGCATCAAAAGTGAAACCGACCTCGAGGAAAGATTCGCTGGGCTGTTTGAGCCAACAAACCAAAGGGACATCTTTCTAAAATGCTGTTCCAGAATCTTGATTTTGTCTGTGTTCTCTGGCTTCTCCTTGGAAAGGATTGGGCAGTCATCCACCATGGGAAGCCACCTGGTTTCACTAAAAGACCTGGCCAATGCCTCTGATGGCATAACCCAAAGGGCTGGGCATGGTTGCTCTGCCAGCCTGTAAGAAAGACCAGCCAAGATGGTAGTTGTCTTGGATGTCTGCGCCCCCCAAACTAGGGTAATTCTTCTTACTGAATCATTACCAAAAGCCTCAAGAGGCTCCCTTACATATGGGGTAAGATTGGTGCTGTACGGCCCTGGTATGTTTGTGATTCTTGGTGAAAGAACAAGGTTCTGTTCACACCACTCTGAAATTGATAGGTGCTTCCTTGGGACAAAGAAGCTTTTCATGAATGGAAGTGGTTTCATTCATCTTAAAAGCAGATAGCCCTTGGCGTATGCTTCCATTGGGTTTCTATGAATCCACTCATGGCAAGAATGGCAAATAGCCATAAAATGCTCTGTGTCGTTCAGCCTGTCTTGGAACCTTCCCCTTTTGTGATGAATCTGTGTTGCCCTCTTTCCGCAACAATCACAGAATGGATATTTTTCCAAATACAGTTTTCTTGTTTCTGAATAAATTTTATTCTGCTTGGCTCGTTTCTTTGAAACTGGCCGAAGTCTGCCACCCCTTTTCAATGGGGTTTTTCTTTTAAGTGGGGAGCGTTTCATTCTGCCATTGAAAGCACAACACAAACCACAATAAAGCCCCCAAGAATAACCATAAAACATTCATTCATTTGAAAGCCTCATCTTCTGTTTTTTGGATGGTGAGCATCAACTGGTCAACTGCATCTTGGACAGCTTTTTTAGCACACTCTGGGTCGCTGGGGTTTGCCCTGGTTGCGACTGAAGATGGCATAGCATCCAGTAGTGAACGGATTTGCGAGAGGAATTTAGAAAGAGTTTCTTCAACCTCGTCAGTCGAAAGTGTTTGTCGAAGCCTAGCTTTTTCCTCTTCATGGTTCCTCCTTGCATCTTCATAGCCTTTTCTGGCCTCATTGTGGGCATGGATGGCGGCCTTGATGTGGAACACATTGTTTGTTTTAAGGGCTTTGGCAACTGAACTGGCGGCTGAAAGCTCAATCCTTTCTGCCCGCAGAACCCTTCCAAGGCTTGTGGTTGCTGAAATATCTTCATTAGAGAAATCTGCTGATTCTGATTCTCCTTGGTTTTCTGGGCTTGTCTCCACAGGAATTGAATGCTTCTTGGGCATCTTCATGTTTTCCAGCCTCCATCTCATGGCTGATGCCTCTGAATCTAGGGGCATTCCCCTTTTTACCATTCTTGATATTTGCCCTGGGCTGTAGCCCCACTTCTGGCAAAGCTCTTTTTGACTTATCATAAACTAGTTTAACTGCTGAAGGGTAATCTTCATTCATGGTAAAGGTCTGCCACAGGCTTGGCATTTCTCACCATCTTCTTTTTCGCCCTCATCTTCTGGGGTTGTTTGCTCCATCAATTCAGCAAGCTCATCAGCCCCAAAGCCTGTAATATCCAAATCAATTTCCCCTGTGTCCAAATCCTCCAGCAGGTCTTTCAATGCTGGCATATCAAACTCTCCACTCAATTTGTTGAGGGCAATGTTGGCCGCCTTCTCTTGGTTCTCCTCAAGCCACACAGCCCAGACATCAACAACATCAACCCCCATTGCCATATAACATTTCAACCTTTGGTGGCCTCCAACAATCCTGTTAGTTTTTGCATTCCAAGTGATGGGCTGAAGATTTCCCAACTCATGCAAACTTTTTGTTAGTCTGCCAAGAGCATCGCTGGAAATTTTTCTGGGATTGTATGATGCTGGCAACAATTCAGAAATTTTCTTTTGTGTTAGATGTGGGAACTTTTCTTTTTCTTTCATAAATTTTTTTATGTTAGATTTTTACAAACAGGTTTTTTCAGAAACTCACACAAAGAGTCGTCGGCTCGGAACCTGACGCCTGGGAAAAACGTAAGTAAAAAGTTATCTAAATTATTGCGGTTACAATGCCTTGCACAGATTCCTCTCTGTAAATTCATAAGTCCTTGTAAATCAATGCCCTGGCTTTTGTAAGTAGGCCTCATGATTTTTTAGAAGGGGCATAAAAACTTGTGTAAGTAGCATACCCACTTTGGGTCAAGGCCACTATTAGGCCACCTACTAGGCCTCCCAGGGTAGCCACTACCAGTAGTAGGGCTAGGCACAAGCCCTTGTGTGTAGGCCATAGCCCATGTGCAACCCCTTGTGTGTGATAGTAGCTGGTCTTGCTTTCTATTGTAAGTGGTTGAATAGAGCCTGTTATGGTGGCCATGCCCTCTGTCCCATTGCCTGGTGTTGTGCCTAAAAGGGGGGTATCCATGGGGGTGCTACCGTTTTTTTAGATGCCCATTTCCCCATGATTTGCCCTGGTTGGCCGGGCAGTCCAAATGGATAGCCTGGGAGCCATCCATTCTGCAACAGAGTAAATCCACGCCCTGCCCCACATGGACATGGGTGCGGCCATATGTATGTATCGGCTGGGGCATCTTATTCAAGCTTACCACCCGCCTCAATCCAGGCCTCTACCAGGGGCTTGGCTTCCTCCACAAACTCAACCCTTTGTGCTTCAGTCCATTGCCCTGGGGATTTCCTTGATACCCATTGCTTTGCCTTGAATACATAGGAGAGCCAATGGCTTGGGGGTCTGGGACTAGAGCCTTCAATAGGGTCTGGGAGGATGCCAGCCCATAGGCACAACTGCTTGAGTTCCCCTGGCTTGGGGTTGGTCAGCATGGCCTTGGATTTGGCCACCCTCTCCAGGCGTCTGCCTTCCTCACCGTTTATTCCAGCCACCTTTAGGATGGCCTCCAGGTCTAGCCCCTCACTCTTGGCCGATAACAGCAGTTGCCCTGCATCAGAGGCTAGGCTTATGGCTTCTGCCATGTCTTGGATGGCCTCTTCCCTGGCCTTCTTCAGCTTGGCTACCGTTTTTTGTAGCTCAATGCCTACTTGTTTCTCGTTGCTATACATGGTGGCAAGTGTCTTGCTCATCTGTGTGTGTCTCCTATTTGTGTGCCAGTTCTTCCAGGGGGCATTCGGCCTCCTGGCTGTCCTGGGCTGGGGGTTCTAGCTCCCTAAATCTGTGCTGTGCAAAGCCTCTTTCTGCATGGGGTGGAACAGAAGAGCATGGGTTCATAAGCCCCTCCAGGTAAACAACCACCTCTCCTGGCTCCCCCTGTAATGAGATTCCAACCCCCAAATCCCTAACCATGTAGACCTTATCCTTTATGGGTAGGCTGTTGTAGAACAGCAGTAGGTCTGTTGGGAACCTATCATCAACACACACCACCTTGCTCCCCCTGGTCATTTCTTGCCCCTTTTAACCGTTTTTTTGATGCCTTTTTCCCAGGCTCCCTTTGGCCATTTGGGGCATTCCTGGCGTCTCCTCTGGTGAACCCTCAATGCCCTGGCCTTGTAGATTTCTCTAACCCTTTGGGAGCGTTGCACCCGTAGCACCAGCCCTGTCCTTTGTGTTAGCTCTGAAAGCCGTGCTGATAGAGCCGCCCTTGTGTAGGGCTTGCCTGTGATGGGGTTAATGTATTTTCTGGCAATGCTAGTGAGGCTTTCTGGGCTTCTGTTGGTGGCCAATGCAAGCAAAGCCTCATCCAGGGTGTCATCCCTTTTGGTCTTGAGCATGGGGCTGTTAATTTCTGTGTGCAGAGTATCCTCAACCACTTGTGCGGCTATCTTTGCCAGTTCATCCAGCCCAACCCCTGGATTCATGCCCTTAATCTGGGCAAGCCTCTCCCTAACCACATCCTCAATGGTGTCTATCTGCTCTGCCATGTCTGGTGTGTAGCTGGCCAAGATGCTGTCTGCTGGGTCTTGGTTTGGCTGAATCATTCCACCCCCCTGGCATCAATCCAATGTGCAAATCTGCTAGGCTTAACAATTTTACCGTTTTTTTCTAGCCACCTGGCGTGATACTGGACTGCTGGTTGATCCATCTTTAGGGTCTTGGCTATAACAGCAGTAGGGATTTCTTCCAGAATCAGCCTTTCAATCACCTGGCGTAGCATCTTGATTCTTTCATGTGATCGACCACCAGCAGTCACCTTCTTAAGCTCTGGGCATATAGAGGCCAGTAGCCTCTCTGCCCTTGCCTGGGAACTCTCTATGGGTGCAGTCTGCATTTGGGATTTCTTTAGGCTTTGTTAAGCCCCTGTCAAAGGCTGGTTGAATCTTGTTCCTGGCTGTCTGGCTTCCTGTGGCTTTCACTAACAATTAGAGGCACAGCATTTGCCCACTTTATTACATGATGAATCCTGGGGTTACTGGTGTTCAGCATTGATACTCTTACGCATGAAGGGCTATACATCACACTAAAGAACGACTTCACATAAGTCCCATTGTCTATATACATTTCAGTAAGCCCACCCTTATGAGATTGGGTTGTTCTCTGAACCAGGGAAATCATTGGGATGGTTCCAAAAAGAACACCCCTACTGCCAAGGGTTACATAGGTGGTAACATCCTCATTCATTCTGCCCATGAAATTGAACCTTCTATCCGTTTTGCATAAGAAGGAATTCATACACTTCCTAATTAGGGGCTTCCTGGTTGCATACCTGTTCTCAACACCACCTATGAAGTCACCACCCTGGGCAAAGGCAATGCTTGAGAAGCCTGTTGCATCAAGAAAATCAAGGTAACATGAAAGCACTTTGTCCAGGTCTGTTACCTTGTGGACATTAAGCTTCTTACCACATTTGCTTACATACCTATATTCAAAGGATATGTAGTCATCACACATTATACAGAAGTGTTCAAGGCCAAGATTTTTGGCTATTTCAAATATCTCATTGGCCGCATACATGGTGCTTCTTAAGTCACCGCTGTTATCACCAGCATCATACTTTTTTGATGCCTCAACCTTATCAAAAACAATCAAGTCATCCCTGTATATTTTTCTGTAATCATCTATTCTGCTGTCTGTGTTATCACCCACCAGGTAGATTTTCCCAGTATAACCAGCATTTCTCAATGTCTGTATTGTCCACATCTTTGATGGCCTACCGTAGACCATCACAAATACAGCAAATGAGCTATTCTTGATGCTCAAGGTATTGGTTCCTAATTTCCTCACATAGCTTTACATAGCCATTCTCAATGGCCTGGTTAAAATCAACTATCACCAGGGCTGATTTCTCCATTAGCCTCTGCATGGCTGGTGTTGCATGGGCGTAGTAGTCTGCAATCTTTTCATAGTTAAACACAGAATGCCTATAAGCCGCATCCAACAAGAACTGCCTTTCCTCCTGGCTGATTTCACTTGATGCACAGATTTCCCTAACCAGGGAATTGGTCTTGGCCATATCCACAAGCTCAAGTATGTGGGGCTTCTTTCCCCTTGGCTGATAAACTGGAGCCTCAACTTTTGTGGAATACTTTGATTCCTCTGTGTCTGGCTCAAGCTCACCACCAAAGAGGCTTGCCTGTCTTGCAATGTTCATTGGTTTGACCATGCAATCTGCCAGCCCTTATCAGACCTTTTCATGATTCTGGCTGGCTTGTCTGGCACATTAGCCATGGCCTCTGGCAAGGTTGAATAAGCCCTGGGCAGTTCCTTCCAGCAGAACAGGTCTTGAACCTGTATCTTGAATAGAACCACCTCTTTCCTGGTGCTGGGTAGGTCTTTAAGCAACATAGTATTGGGCAATCTTCTTGCCTGTTTCAGTTTGTATGTCCCTGCTCTTGATTGCAACACCATTCTTTTTTAGGTCATGGATTCTTGAGGCCAGCCTAAAAATCCCATAAAGCTTCAAAGCTTCCAGGGCTGTGATGGGCTTCCCACTTTGTAGGTGGGATAGCACTTGCTGGCATTGCTTGGAGCCTATGGGCTTGATGGGGTGATGGGTTTCAGTTGGCTCCACAAATGGCATGGTTAGCTGGGATGCAAAATGAAAGCTCATTTTTTTACCGCCTTTCTTTTGGCTGGGTAGTTGTGCCTGGCTTGCTTGCTTGGATTCCAGCCCTGTTTCTTGGCATGGCAGATTGAGCCATGGTCACATCCCCAAGCCCTGGCAATGGTTGATAGGGATATGCCAGCCTCATATTGAGCCTTCCATAAAGCCCAACGCTTCTGGACAACCTCAATCTTTCTATTATTGCACTTGCCATATTTGCCCTTAAGAACACGCAGTTCGTGGGGAACAATGACCTCTGGCAAGTTCACAGGCATGGGGGTTGAAGCCCTTTCTAGCCCTATTTGTGACTCAATTTGGGCTATCCTGGAGCAAATTGGCTCAAGATAGGCCTTCACAGGGTCATTGTCCCTGGCTTGCCTCATTAGTGAGAGGCTCAACTCAATACCCTTAATCTGCTCCTCAAGCTGTTGAAGCTTCTTTGGGATTGTAACCCTTTCCTCAAACTCTTTGGCCTGTTCTGCCAAACTTTGGTATTCTGGCTGAACTTTCCTGTATGGCACAAAGCCCCTGTCTTTGTCTTTGTTGAATGCCTGGTAGAGGCTCATGATGGGAACCCTGCTTTCTGCCAATCGTAGTAGGAGCTAAAGCCCATTCTGCGATACAGCGGGGCTGATTCACATGATGATTTGGGTTGTGGTTTTGGTTGCATTGTGTGTGTTCCTTTCTGGTTTGTGTTGTTCCTTCTGAAGCAGTTTCTAGCGGCGGCTTGCCAATTCTTTACAGGGGCTTTGCCTCCAACCTTCCAGCCATTGGCTTCATAGTGATCAAAGGCTCCCTGGACATCCTTGCCATGCCACCCAATGCTCTTTGCATATTCAGACCATTGTGCGAGAGTTGGACGCTCCTGCGTCCTCTCTCTCTTAATATCTAGCCTCTGACCTCTAGCCTCTAGCCTCTGCGGCATTACATTAGCATTACATTCGTGTTTCATTTGCATTACATGGCCATTTCTAAACTTTAACACCCTGTCCCTGTTTGACTTACGCCCTGCCTCATCCTTGACCATCCTTCTGGAAAAGATGGTGTCTTGCTCCACAGAATAGACACCAGCCTGGGCAAGTTCCACAAGAAGCTCCGATGTCCTTTCAAGGCTTTCACCAAAGATTCTGGCAATGTGTTCAGCACCCATTGGCCTGTCACCAGCCATAAGATAGCCGTGCCTTTTGCTTTTGGCCATGAGGCAAAGCATATCAACCCACAGCCCCCTGGCCGCAGGGGAACATCCCCTCAAGGCTTCATCAGAAAGCCAATCACCAGGGTAAAATTTAAGCCAGGGCAACTTCACTTTTTGCCATTCTCAAGGTCACGCTTCTGGTATTTCTTTGCCCTATCCAAAAGCTCCTTGGCCATCACCTCTGCCAAGTCTGCATGAGCCAAGATGTCCTTGTAGTTTTTTTCCTGTGCATGGCTCCAATCCTTTCTCATGTCCTTAAGCCTTGCTGTGGTGTATCGAAGCAGTTGTTTTAAGTAAGTTAATCTCTTAACGCTCATTGAAGAACCTCCTAATCTTGCCCAACCCGGACACCCCTAACAGAATTATACCGACCAAACCGGCCAATATAAAGCCCACCAGGAGTCCCACCCCTACCATAGTTTGCCCAATATTTGAAAAGGTTTCCCGCATAAATCTCCTTATGTGAGAGGAGCCTTTGGCCAGGGCGACCACCAACGAACTGCTTTAGCCCTTGTCCAATTATCCATATAAAATTCATTGCGGTGGAAGCGAGCCACCATAACGCTGATTCCAACAACAACAAGGCATCTATCATTTTCCTGCGGTTTATCATTTGTGTCCCTCCATTCAATTAGTCCAAACTTGGTTTTAGGAATCTCAATGTTAATACTTGGCATTGGGCATCCTTCTGATTGCTGTTGCCACATCATTGAGAAGGTCTTTCCTTACCTGGTCTTCCTCTGCATCGGCCATGGATTGAACAAGCTCTGCACAGGCTTCCCTCTCCTTCCTTGCCACCGTGTTGGCCAAGGCAGACAAAGACCTATCTATTTGGTTTAGGGCAGAGTCAGAAGGGGATGGCATCTTGTTTGTCCTCATCAATTACTGCCTTAATTACTGCACGAAGCTGGACATCCTTCTTATAGGGCTGTCCATCTGGGGCATTTTTTATGGGCTGTTCCATCAGCCACATCAGCCAGCCGAAACCTTCAGACGACCTGGCAATCTGCCTAACCGTCTGCCCTTTGTATTTTCCAAAGCCAACCACCATGTCCTTAATTTCAGAATCTTTAGTTGTCTTTTCCTCAACCAGCTTTGCTGTGATCTCTTTGATCTCTGCCTTGGATGGCTCCTCATATTTGTCTGTGTTGAGTTGCCTTGCCTCATCAAAGCCACCCATGGGAACTTCCTCTGCTGGTGTGGTTGATAGGTTTCGGTCAATGAGAACCACCACATGGGCAAATGCAGAACGACACGCCCTGCTGATTGCTCTGGTCTGGCACATTGCCCTGCGAGCATAGGTTGGTCTCTTTGCCCACATCTCCTCATCATCACCCAAGAAGCCTTCTGCTGTTGAGATAACCTGGCCATTGTCCATCCTTCTGACTTCACCAATGCAACGCCAGCCTCCCTCAACTCTCTCCACATCTTTGGCAGAGGCCACACATCCATGGGCTACTGCTATGGATTGCCAGCCCTCTACCTTCACATAATCCTTGTTGCCAATCCTCTGGGCTGTGGCCTTGACGATTTCTCGACAGGCTCCAGCCACATCAGTTGCTTGGCGAATATGCTGGGCAACCCCATTGTTGATTGTTGCTAATTGTGTTTCACTCATTGTGTATTCCTTTCTTGTTGGTTATTCATCTGGAAGCCTTTTCCTTTTATCTAAAATCCAATGCTCTGCATTTTGTTGTCTGTATTCCCAATACCCAGGAAGCCCATTTATGTAGCTTGGTTCATAGGGAATCTTGTTTAGGTGAAAGAATGTTTCTTTCTCAAGCTCCTTGGCCATAATTCTTAAATGCCACTCTGGGTTGTTGTGAGCCATCTCAATAAACTTCTCAAGGCACTCCTTGTTGAAAGCCTCTGCCTCTGCCTCCTTCTGCTCCTGGCTTTTGGTTAAAGGCTCCTCAACTTGCAGAACCCTCTCCTTCCAATCAGAGACAGCTTGCCTCCTCATGTCATCCTCTTCCCTCATGTATTCTTCTCTAAATGCTGGCATCTTCAATCCTCTTTAGAAGTTTAAGATAGGACATGGAACCACCCCTTTGGATGGTGTCGTAGATTGGGGCAAGCCATTGAAGGTTGATTTGGTGGCCTGGTATTCTAAAAACAAGAATGCCTCTCTCTGCCAGGGCGTTGTATTTTTCCATGTCTGCAATAAATCCCTTGCCCCTGGTGTGCCGTCCCCCTGTCCACACACCACCCTCAATCTCGATAGCAACTCCAGAGTTGTGCCAGAAGTCAACCCTCCACTTTCTTGTTGGATGGAACCTATGTTCTTTGACTAGCTCCTGGCCATTCATTGCCCTCCAAAGAAGCTCAAATTTTTTAGTGGGGCTTGACGACTTCATCTTGAAACTGGTTTCCAGTTAAAGTTGAAAGAATCAAATGGCAATCTGATTTCATCCTGGGGGTCGTAGGGTCTATCTGTGCAGTTCAGAACAACAGCCTCATCATTCCCAATGGCTGTGAATCCATGCCAAACTCCAGGGTGAATAATTAACACTTTGTGGAATGGCAACATAACAACTGACCTTGTGATTGATTCATTGCA